TTAGAACAGTCCGATGTTCTTATAAGATGTGCTGCCTGCGTTTCCATTGAAAGCTAGTGAGTCCGTAAGTGTTACTTTGTAGATGGTTGCGGTGCTTCCTACCACGACATCTCCGCCAAATCGTATTACATTCCCGGCAGGAAGTGCTGATGATGAAGTTTGATATGTCAGGAAGTATGTTTTTTTTACGTCTGATGTTGGTGGAAGTGTACCAATTACAGTACCACCACCTCCGAATGCGGTCGCCTCTATGATTACAGGCAATGACACATTGCTCTGGTAAACAACCTCTAGAAGAAGAGATCCTGGAGCACTTAGCTTGTTGATTATTGTTGCTGACATTCCTGCTTGGTGGGTCGATGTTGACCCAACAGCCGTAACGTTGAAAACCCTTGATCCATCAGTTCCGCTACTGTTTGTAATGGTGGCATCAACGCTCCCGGCAGTGTATTGCGCTCCAAGCCGAGGAACGAAAGAGCCCGTAGGTGATGGGATTGTTAATAGCAAATCACCGGGCAGCTGCTTGTTGTGGAGTATGTCAGGGACAGTAGCGCCAGTGATGTCATCACGCGTAATGTTGACATCTTGGAATGAGACTTTTCCACTGGTTCCAGAGATCAACGTGTCAATATACATTTGCGCCAGCGTATCATGCGGCCTAATAAGAACCCCTTTAAACCTTGTTGTACCTCCAGCTGCGTTAATCCCAATGGAGGATGCTGTTGCGCCGTAGTAGTATATTCCCCCATTAACCTTAACAATCCCTCTAATAACATCCATGACCGTGCCGGTGACTGATTCTCCGATATAGCAGTTGTTAAATGACACCTCAAGTGCTGTAACAGATATCCCTCTTCCGCCAGATGAATCCGTGTACTCTATGTCACAGTTACTGAACACAAGCGCCTTGCTATACTCGTTCGTAACTACAGTAACACCGTCGCTATCAAGAGATGTGTCATTAACGATTCTAACGCAGTACTTGGTGGCTTTAGTGCTGCCGAAGTTGCAGCGTGAAAACTCCATTCTGTGGTTAGATCCAGCCAGGTACACATTATCTCCGTTACCACCTGCAAAACTACAGTTAATATAACCTGAAAGCCAGGTACGTAGCATGTAACCGTTTGCTATTAGAGCGCCAGAGAACTGGCAATTAGTCACGTACATGTTGTGACGGTCTGTATGATAGATACAGTAATTAGCCAGTGAAGCACCAATCACACCCAGGTCACAAATGTGGCATGGAAGGTTGGCCTGAGCTGAGTTGCGGGCTTCACCTATATCGAACACAGTGTCCATAGCTGCCGCAGCACGAATGTTAGTCATGTCACGACCAGAACCTTGAATCTTAATACGTACACCTACTAATGAGATCTTAGAGTAAACATCATAGATGCCTGTAGGTACGATGAGGGTACCACCACCAATTGTTTTCAGGTAAGCAATGGCCGCAGCGAAAGCAGGAGCATCGTCTTCGGTGGTCGTACGGGAACCAATAGCACCAAAGTCTTTAACACTTACAAAACCACGTTTAGCAAACGGTGGGATTTGATACGCATTAGCTGGAGGTGAAGCTGGGAGGCTTCCCACAATTCCGGTATAAACTTTGTTGTTATACCACCACCAGTTGTCAGCGGTTGATGTGGCTCCCGCCGTCCACACGCCACCTAATGAGAAATCTAACCCGTAGGATGTGGCGACCTGACTAAGTGATAGTGCCGCCCCACTCTCTGAAGACAGCATTGCTCGAAGACTTGCATCACCAACACCAATCCAGGCACCAACCCCCACACCTCCAGATGTTGCTGGTGTAGAACCAGCATCTACATGCTTTGGTAAAGCGCCGTCCCAGCGATAATATTCCCCAGTAGCCTCATCACGCAGCGCTTGATTTGGAAGTGTGATGTTGGCGCCAACCTGGAATGAATCAATCAAGATCCATCCATACTGGGCAATAGCTTGCTGTGCCAACCAGCGCAAGCCTTCGATCGTGTAATGCTCGTGACCGAAACGGTCAACATAAGTATTTACCAGCGAGGTAACAAACTCGTCAATTTTCCCGGCGTTAAATTTCAGGTCGCGCGGTGATTCGCTTGGTACAGGTAAATTGGTAGGTTGCGTAGCCATATTGATTCCATAAAAAACCCGGCGCGGTGGCAGGGTATGGTTGGTCGGGGGCGGTTCTTATTGGTAGATGGCGTCGCTGTATTCTGCGACGGTCAGAGATACCGTGTTGTCTGTGTTAGGTTTGATGCTGTTGACCGTCCATAGCTGACTGTCCAGCTCCTCTACCGTCGCAATGAGATAGCGCGACGGGAGCTGTACAGTGTCTCCGTTCCATATGTTGAGCTGAATGTCGGGTATTGCCGCGGTGAAGCCGTACTTCGTGTCGCTGCGGGCGGTGGCCGGATAGCGCAGAGTCGGGTTACCCAGGCTGTCGGTAACCAGCACATACATCGAGCCGGTAAACGTGATCGGCTCGCTGGTATCAAAGTTATTCCCGGCGCGGCCAGTGATGTAACCCTGTTGCTGGTTGCTGTCGTAGATGTCGGGCATCTGAATGACGCTACCGACCTGGATAATGCCGTCCTCAAACACCTTGGCGTTCATCTTCACGCGCGAGTAGATCAGGCGCTTGGTTTCGCGCAGAGCTCGCTCCCGGGCCTGATACTCATTACGGAAGCCGACGATCTCCAGCTTGTTCGTGTTCTCCGCTTCCTGTTCAACGATAGCGCCGTTCAGCACGCGGTAGTTGATGTACGTCTTGTTGTTCGTGGTCGGGTGAACGTAGGACACCTGCACGCCGTCATAACCGCCCGGAAGAGTGGCCTCGTACGTCATTTTGTACTCGTCAGTCTTCATGTTCGCCCGGTTGAATACGGCCGCCGGGTAATCAACCTTCTGGTCTCGAGTAAACGTCAGCACGCCGTCATCCCAGTACGCCACAACCGACGCCGCATTGCAGATCGCCTGCACGCGGTCGCCAAGCGAGTCGTTCTCGTCATCAAACGTGTAGTCGAAGTAACCCAGTCGCTCATCAGGCAGGCTTTCGGCGATCGAGTACAGCCCGTACAGGTCAATGCTGCTTACCGGCTGCTCACCCATGATGAGCCAGGTGTGAGCCACTGCATCAGCGAACGAGCGCGACGGCCTCAGGGTGTAATCAACCGTCTGCGTGTCAAGGTCGTATGTGATGGTGTGGCGCGTCACCAGCGCGTTGTATTTGCGCTCACGGCTGCCAAGAGCGTTCTCTGTCGCCCTCACCTTCACCCGCACCAGCGTGTCGGTCGGGTGAACGACGTTTGTCCTGATGTTGATACTGTGGATCTCTTCGACCTTCAGTAGGGAAGCATCGCCGGAGTTATCCGTGCGCTGGAAGCTGACCGCGTACTTCCCGAAACCTCCGGTCGGAGTGATCTTGTCAGTGCGATAAAATACCTCACTCGTCGACTGATGCGGCGTCGTCTGCCGGTACGTAAACGTCTGCTGCGTTCCCGGCACCTGGTTGTAGTCGTCGTCGATTTTCCAGATGACAACCTTCCAGTTCGTCTCTTTCTTCCCGCCGAGGCTGGACTGGGTATGCAGCCACAGCTGCGTTGACTCGACCGGGGAAAAGAACGGCCCCACTACCAGCGCCTCGTTATCGTTGAGGATGAATTTCGTGGTGTTGATCGTGGCGTTAGCCGGAATGTCCAGCGGCCCCTCCAGCTGGTTCATAGTAAACGTGTACCAGCGCACCGGGTTAACAACCGCGCCGTCGTTTGTTTCAACGGCGGAGATCAGCGTTCCGGAGAATGTCGCATCGGTAGTCACGTTGCCGGAGGCCGTGCTATACGTCACGTTGATGGTGAAGGTTACAGCGTGCGGCAGAACCAGCCCCATGAAATAGTCGAACTCGGCTTGTTTCACGATTTTCATCGCTATCTGGCCGCCGGAATACGTTCCGCTGACAACCGTGTTTGCCGTTGCTGTTTCTATAGGGAAATCGCTGGCTTCGTTCTGCCCGGGGACCTCCTGCCCGTCGACGTCATCGAACCCGTAACCTTCGACGATCTGCGGGATTACTTCACCTGGCTCGAAGAACTGGTATTCAGCGCCGGCCATGCTCCCCAGGCTAGATTCTGAGTAGCGAATAGATTCTCGGTCATATTTTCCAATACCGACGCACATCCACTCTGTGACGAACTTCAGGCCGCCATCCGTAGACGTCTGGTGCACGTATTCAAATACCGATTCCTGAATCAGGTCAGGGTACGAACGGATCTGACCGTAGATGTCCGGCTTGGCCTTGTAAACTCGCGCGATATTTGTCTGACCGGTCAGGCTATTGTTGGGCGAGTCGACGGTATTACCGCCGCTGTTCGCGATAGCCGGTTTCGGCGCCAGGAACGAAAACACCTGGCCAACCACTTTGAATATCGGGCTCAGGATGTCGCCGACAATGCCCTTTGGCTGGTCGAATATCTGGATGTGGTCCAGCTCGCTCAGCTCAAACGCCAGCTCATCATCGTCACCCAGCTTTACGCCATTGCGGACAATCAGCAGGTCACGGTGAAAGTTAGCGTCATTGGCCGCCAGCCAGTCATAAAAAAGGGTGCCGTTTGGCACCCTGCAACGCAGCTTAGGCGTTCCTGGAAAATTCGATATCTCAACCAGCGCCATAAGAAAAATACTCCACTTTGGTGAATGCCCGCTGAATGACCAGCAACGAGTCCATGCGCACGCTTCCATTCTCGCCGCGCGAGTGCAGCGCCATCCGGTTCAGCACCAGGCCAACGTGCGCCGGTTGCGCGCCGCGGTACCCGACAAATATCCCGCCATCGACAGGTTTATCGACCTGGCGCCAGAAAACGACGTCACCCTCATAGCAGGTGAAGAAGTCGGCCCCGGCTTCGTAATCCGGCGTCTGATGCAACTCAATGTCGAGGACATTGCGGTAATACAACACGCACAAGCCCCAGCAGTCGACTTTCTCGAACGAGCAGGCCCGGTTAGCCCACGGTACTCCGATAACCCGCCGGATAAATTCATCTTTAGTCATGCGGATTCCTTATAGGTACTGGAGTCCAGTGTATTCGCGGGGATCGTATAATTTTCCAATATTATTATTGAGCGGGTTGGTCACAGACAGAGTGACCGATGCGGCGTCGGCATCAATATCTACCGTCTTGACGTATAACTGCCACGACTTAATCGGCACAGACACGTCTCCGCTGTCGAATATCTGCCGCGTGGCCGTAATAGCTGTTAGCCGAGCCGCTCCCTTCCACTGCTTCATCAGCGCTTTGATGTCCGACGAAAGCCGCCCTAACTTTACCGTCGCGTCGATCACCGGCGTGCCACTCTGCTGGCTTTCTTCGATTTCAAAACGCGCTGGCGTATATGTCTGTCCGCCAAGCGTCTTCGGGAAGAACTGCTTATCGACTAGGCGGACGTAGCCAAAGGAGGGGTGGTGGAACGTGATGGTGTCGTACAGCCCGCGCGTCGGGCGCTGCTGCTTATACTCCCTGAAGCTCGGCATTACGGCACCCTCGGCAGTGATTCCGGATCGCGTCCGTCCGGATAGCCAGTCACCACGATATCAAGCACTGAAGGCCACGGCGGCGGCAGCTCAACAATTACGTCGTCAAAATCGTCATCGGCGTTGTACAGGTGGTTGGCAATAACGGTTCCCGTCCAGGTCACCACTCCGCCGTCGATACTGGTTTGCACCGGCATCTGGGTGAAATGAAGCTCCTGGAGTTGCAGGCCACTACCACCCAGATTGATATTCATCCGGAACCAGTTCAGGCCCCGGTTGAGATAGTTCGGGCTGCGCAGCCACTGCTGGAATGCTCGCTCCTCAGCCAGAGTGAAGATCCACGTCAGTGACCAGGTCACTTTCAGGTCGTCGGTTTGATTCTCGAAGATGGCCGGGCCGACCGCTGGCTGATCGGTCTGGAACCCGGTATCGAGAGTCATGTTTTTGCTGGCCTTCTGAGCCAGCGGCAGCCAGTCGGGATAGTCGATAATTGGCATCAGCCCTGCCCCCTTGGCGTGCGTTTAACATTCATGTTGCTGGTTATGGCGTTACTGATTGGCCCGCCGTTGTTCAGGTCAGCGACGATTAAATCCACAGTCACGCCGCCATTGCCGTCAGAACTGGCCTGCGCATCTATTGATGAACCGTTATAGTTCTGAACATTTAAGACAACGTTGATGCCTCCCCCACCCTGCATATCCTTATTGCTGATCACCTTGCCGTTGTCGCCCGGTATCATGTACTGCTTACCGGTACTGGCCTGGTAAATCTCCGGCTTCCCTCGCTCACCGACCTGATACATGCTTCCCGCTGACACAGGTCCGCCATTGTATCTGGCCCCAGCCAAAGCCAGCCCTTGAGCAAGCCCAACGGTAGATGCAATTCCAGCCATCGCAGGCGCTGAGTTTGCGCCAAAGGATGCCAGGCTGGCCAGCGCTGCGGCTGGAGCCCATGCGGCCGCCGTCGTGGTAGCCATACCGACAGAAGCAGCGGTAGAAGCTGCGCCCAATGTCTGACCGATGATGAAGTTTTTGAGAGCCTCTACCCCAACCTGGACTAGCGCATTTACCACGCTATTCAGCATCGTGTTACCGAGTGAGCGCATAGCATCCTGCGCTGACATCGTTCCGGTGATCAGCCCGGTTAACGCATTGGATGCATTACCTGAAAACGCATCCACCGCGCTTGTCAGCATTTCATAACCAAGACCTTGTTGACTGAGCAATTGCCACTGAGCGGCTGTCATCTGCTCATTGAACTGGTTTTCCTGCGCAGTCTTTAAGGCAAGGTACTGGGCATCGGTAGCTGCCTTTGCAGCAACGAACTGATCGTAATTTATTTTCCCTTTTTGGTAACTTTGCTGGAGTATCGCCTGTTCCTGCTGCTGATATTGCTGCATCAGGGCTAACTTCTGGTTATTTTCGTTCACCAGTTGCTGTACCGGGTCAACTTCGGCTCGGGCAGAAGCTACCGGATTGACTGTGGCCTGGGCGTTAATCTTGGCGAGGTTATTCTGGTGCTCGAGCGCCATTTTCTCCGTGGCAGCGTTATACTCCTTGAGGTCTATTTTCCCAGCGTTCAGTGCGGCCTTCAGATTTTGCATGGATTCGGCGTAGGATTTATTCTCCGCCTGCAAAGGCATTGCCTTGAGTGCTTCTGTTACCCCTCTGGCTGCCGCTGATGCATCCCATGCTTTTGCTGCATATTCACCGGCCTTTTTGATTTGCTCCTGGGTTGCAGAATTACCCAGTGACTGCTGAGCACGTAATATGGCCTGCTCTCTGCTGAGTTCTTGAGTTGACCCCGCCGCCAGTTCTGCTTGCTGTTTCAGGTTCGCCAGTTTCTGAGCAACAGATTCAGCAGAAGACGCTGATTTTTTCCCCTGCTGCTCACTCTCTTGTTGAGCTTTTTTCCTGGCTTCTTCTGACTTCTCTAAATCATAATTTTCAGCAGCCAGCCTTCCAGCTGCAGAGATTTGATTCTGATTGTCAGTGACCTTGGCAGCCTGGATCCTTGCTTTGGCTATCGCCCGCTCTCTTTCATCCTGAATTTTAAGTAATTCATTCTGCTCTTCCAGAGTAGCGATAACTTTATCCCCCTCCTTGGTCGCCGGAGATATCTGAAGCGCTTTTGGGTCGAAGCTTTTTCCGGCCTGATTAGCTCGGTTTATTTCATCAGCTGTTTCTCCAAAGGCTTTCGCTACCGCACCCTGCACCTGCTCGAGGGACCATGATTTTTCAATGAGTTGGTCATGAACTCCCATCGCCGTGAGCATGTTGTTCGTGAGCGTTCGAGTCGCCTCTGACGCGGTTTCTTCTGTCCTGGATAATTTATCCTTTGCAGCCTCAAGGTCTCGCGTCTTGCGAGCAAGTTCATCAGACACCTCCGCCTGTTGGCGGGCGAAATCTGTACCTTGCCCCATTGATTCAGCAACTTTCTGGGCAGCCGGGGTAAAGTTCTGGTATCTGTCTCTCAGCGAGTCAACTTCACTTTGCAGATCCGCAACAGCCTCTTTCTGAGCTCGAATAGAATTATTGGCATCTGCAATCGTGCCGCGCAGTTGGGTGTTGCTCATTGACGTCATTGACGCATTTAGCTTATCCAGACCATCAGCAAAGGCGATCGCCTCCTCTTTTGCTTGCTGCGCTTTCTGCCAGAAATAGAAGATCGCTCCGGCAGCAAGCATAGCCGCACCAGCAGGGCCACCTATCAGAGCAAGCGCACCGCGAGCCATTCCGATACCAACGGACGCTGCACGAGCAGCTGTCGCCGCACGGGCCGACGCTGCAGCCTGGGCAGTTTCAGCCTCCGCAAGAGCAAGAGATGCGGTAGTAGCCCGTGTTTTTGCGGCCACAAGAGCATCCATTGCCAGCATCTCTGCAGCGCTACCTTTTGCCACGTTATATTCAGCCTGGGCCAGCGCGAGAGAAGATAGAGCAGCCTCTTTATCAGCAAGAGCCTTACGCTGAACAGAATTAGCAGCAACCAAAGCAGCCTGTGCCGTCTGATTGTCTGCTACGACCTGCTGACGAGATGCTGCGATATCTGCAATTTTCGCAGAGGTGGCCATGGTCAGAGCGCCGACATATCGCGCGCCCATAACACCTGCAACAATGGTCAGAGTAGCGCTGAGAACGTCCAGGTTTTCACTGAGTGTAATAACTGAATCACTGAATATTTTGACGCCAGTTTTTACAGTGGCATTCTCGCCAAAGAACTTCGTGATGTTGTTGTTGGCAATTTCAAGAGACTGGCTGATCGTTGCAGTAGTTTTAGCGAACTCCTGTCCAATTTTATCGCCCTGAGAAAGCAACCCATTCACGATCACATCAGTGGTTAACTTGCCCTCTGCAGCCATGTTTCTGAGCGCCCCAATGCTGACATTCATAGAGTCAGCAAGAGCAATCATGAGCCGGTTACCCTGCTCGTTCACAGAGTTAAATTCATCACCTCTTAAAGCTCCGGACGCCAGCCCCTGAGCAAGCTGAATGATTGCGTTGCTTGCCTCCTCGGCTGTTGACCCTGAGACCACGAAGCCCTGGTTAATAATGGTTGTCAGCCTGGTAATGTCCTCAACACTGACACCATAACTCCGTGTTGATCGCTCGAGACGTGCATAGAGAGTGGCCGTGGCATCGAGACCTGAACGAGTCTTTTGAGAGATATCAAAAACACGCTCGGTGACATCAGCCAAGGTCTCAAAAGGAGGTACGGAATCCCTGACGGCGTTTGCCAGTTTATTACTCAGGTCCTGCCATGCCTGGGCATATGCGCCAACCTGCTGGACAGAAAGAGCTGCTATGAGCGCTTTCGCGACGCCAGTTAAGCTGGACATAGTGCCTTCAATCGAGGACAGGGATCGCTCAGTGCGGTTTAATCCCGCCTCAAGACGACCCATGCTACCGTTGAGCCCATTCAACGCGGCATCAATATCCCGGCGTCCCTGAAGGATCCCGGCGGTGTCCATGTCAACTTCATAAACAATCGTTCCAGCGCTGACAGTACCAGCCATAATCTAATCTCCGGGCAATAAAAAACCCCGCCTGAGCGAGGTTACTGTAATGAACAGCTCATGCCGCCTGCTGAGCCATCGACACTCTTCTTGCTTTTTTGGCTAAATAATCCTCTGATATTGAGTCATATTCTTCCCTGGTAAACCCTTTTTGGTCAGGGTATTTGGCGGCAATTAAATACTGAAACTCCGTCATGGTAAGCTGTTCCGCCTCATTGCGGCTCATGCTGAAATGATTTCTGGCTGCGCTGATATACTCAAATGCATTAAATTCTGTCGTGGTACCGGTATTCTCATGGCGCTGGAGTTTTCTTACCCTGGCTTTTCCGATAATGCCGTGTGTTATGAGTGATTGGGCGATAACAATCATATCAAACTCGTCCATTGCTCCACGCCGAAGCTTGAATGGCTTTCCTTTAGTTTTGGCTATACGTAGCTCACCGATCAATGGTGTAAGGTCGTTGTCACAGCAAGAAGCTAGTACCGTCATTGCAGCCATTATTGCTTTTCTTCCGTAACTAGTCGTTCTTATATGCTCAACGAGCCACTCAGGAACAGTGCCATAGGCATCGATAGCCGACCTGATTAGATCTGATACTTCATCGTGATGCAGGTCATAAAAAACACGCACGATATCTTCTGGCTCGCCTATTCGGGTCATGTTGATAAACGATGGACGGAAAAAATATTCCTTGTCACCAGCGGCGATCAGGAATTCGCCAATTTCTTTTAATGGGATCATGGTAAATTCCATAAAACGGTCATTATCAAGGGCAGCACGCCGCCCTTTGGAATGTCCGTTAGGTAACGGTAACCGTATGCACGGCCACAAAGTTGCCGTCTTCGGTGTTGATGATTATCTGCGCGCTGCCGGTGGCGACGCGCGTCACGGTAACGGTGTTGCCGGAGGCGGTAGCCGTTGCTTTGGTCGCATCGGTAGAGGCCACAGTGAAGTCTTTGTTGGTTGCGCCAGTTGGTGCGATATTCACTGTGAAGGTGCTGGTGCCGCCTGCCGTGCCGGTGCTGGTTGCCGGAGTTACCGTTACGCCAGTCACTGCTACAGCAGTGATTTCGTTCACTTCGATGGTACTCGCGTCACCGACTTTGAACTCGGTACTAAATGTTACGATGTCATTTGTACCCCCGTCAGAGCTCAGTGCCGTAATGTTCATGTAGCCGACGAATTCTACCGGGCCGTAGTCCATGCGTACCCAGATTCCGGGCTGGCGCTTAGCCTTCAGCTCATCAGCAAAATACTTGATGAATTTGCCGACGCCGTACTGGTCCAGTTTGTCCTTTTTGCGCACTTCACCTTCAAAGCTCAGGGTGAAGTCACTGTTGGTGATGATGGTCTCGACATAGCCGCCTCCGTCATCCGCATCAGAGGTAACCGAGTTCGGGTTGAAGTCGAAGCCCTTAGACGTACCGGCAGCCAGCGCCATCCACTCACCTTCGAGTGGTTTGACGTCCGGGCAGCCATCGGCGACTTCCAGCACGACCGCACCGCCGAAAAGGCGCTCGTTCGAGTTCTGGCAATTAGCCATGTGAAACTCCTCTTTGACGTATAAAAGAAAACCCGCCGGAGCGGGTTATTTGGTTGGTATGGCTATTCGCCGTAAGTGCAGGCGAACTGGAGTCGGAAGACTATTCGCCCTTCTTCTGTGAGCACCGGCGCGGGAATTGCGCCCATGTTCTGGATGTAGCCGACGCAATCGTCGGTCATTGGGTTGGCCTGGACATAATCAATGATGCGCTGCACGGCATTAAGCGCGTCTTTGCGCTTGTCTTTCGCGCCGACAACGTCGACCAGGACGTGGTACTCAGAGCCTAGGTCAGTACGAATATTCGACCCGCCGTTTGGCCTGAACACCATGATCGCTTTCGACAGATCTCCCGGGTCGTCGTACATCAGCTGTTGCACCGTGAACCCGGCCGTTAGCCCGGCGTCGCCGAACATGTTTCTGACCCGTTCGTACATCATTGGTGTCATAGTGAAAGTTCCTTACGCACAACATCATCAATGGCAGAACGCTCCTCTTCAAATCCAAGAGTGAGAAATTCCTTTTTAGCAGTCGAGCGACGGAACCTCTGTGGATTGGCCGGATCATGAACATAAACGGCATAGTTGGTCGAGTAACCTACCCTGCCTGTGATTACTGCTCCGTCAGCTACGATTTCTCGAAACTGGCTATTTAATAGCGCTGAGGTGTCGATCGGTGTGTAGAGCGCCGCTCTTGCCGCCCCCAGAATCATCGCCGACTGGAGCGCTCGAATTATTTTTCGACCCTGAATATCATTCAGAATTCGGTCAATATTGCGCTCAACACGTGCCGCTCCGCGAACTTTTATGCCCATGGCTACACTCCCGTCAGGATGGCGTAATCATCCGCCAGGCGCTCGAACGTGTCGGCATAGCGGATAACCTGCCGCACCTCGTCGGCACCGGCCACAACCGGGTCAGCTTCGGTCGATACGCCTATCAGCAGGTAATCACCGGCGGACGCCAGAGCGAACTCCGTCCAGACAGTGTTCTTAACAACGATTTCGGCGCCCAGGCTGGCTAACTTCTTGCTGAGTCCGCCCTCGTAATCACAGAGGATTTGCTCAGGTTCGGCATAACCAAGCGGATCGCCTATCTCATCGTTTCCGCCAACCTTTCGCCAGATGGTCGCTGTGGCGGTATAGCTCCAGTTTGCTACCGATGACATCAGCCCTCCTTCCAGCGCAGCACCTTTGCGCCAGTCGCCCGGATGCGAGGGCAGTTGATGAACCACTCGCCGTCCGATTTAACGTAGTCGGTAGTCTCCCGCCCGGTGTCGGTCATCACCCAGACGCGGGTGAACGAACGCGGCAGCCCGTGCTTAACTGATTTGTACGTCATCAGCAGCCCCCGACCACCATGAACAGGCCGACGCCATTACCTGCGCTGATCGGTAACTCACCGGTGCAACCGCTGGTATCAAGCCGGGCCAGCGAGTCACGCAGCCAGGTAATGCTGTCAGCACCGTATTCAAACGAGCGGGACGCGCCAGACGGCGCCCCCTGCGATTTGATGCGGCGCGCACCGGACGAAGTAGCCATAAGCGCGGCGGCGTACATCAGGATCAGCTTCGCGGTGCATTCGTCATACCCAGCACCATCGAGGCACGGAATAATCTTGTTCACCACGCAGAGGATCGGATCCAGCAGCGCGCCCGGGATGGAGTAACCCAATTCACCGAGGAACGCCTGCACGTCTGCCGCTGTGATTGGGTCAGCCATGGTTATTTCGCCTTTTTCTTCAGCTCGTCGATTTGTTTCTGAGCCTCGTCGAGGTCAGCCTGCAGCTTTGCGTTGTCAGCGGTCAGCGACTCAACTTTGCCATTGGCCTCGTCGAGGTCAGCCTGCAGCTTTTGCACGTCGGCAGGTGTCGCAACTTCCAGGACCTGGTCGCTTACCGGGATCGCTTTGCCAGCCAGCCACAGCGGGAGAGTCTCGCCCTTGTAGACTTCACCCTTTTTCAGTTCGTGGCTGTCGTGGGTGAGCAGCCATTTTTGTTCCTTACCAGCCATACGGCCTCCGTAAAAAAGATGGGGCCTTAGCCCCATGAATTATGCTTTGGTCAGCTGGGCGTAACCGGCCTGGCCATTCGCGTCATGTTTGAACTGCGGCGCCGCAGCAGCCAACACGGAGAAGACATAATCGTCTTCCGGATTCTGGCGAGCTTTCGGGCGCATGGTCATCGGCATGCCGTTGAGGATCTGCACAACGTCAGGACGCTTAACCACACCCAGCAGTTCGTTTTGCGGTACCTTCGAAGCCGGAACCAGTGCCGCAACACCAGGGATTTCCATGATGCGGGACAGGATTGTCTTCGGATAGTTTGCCGCGTAGTCGTTCACAGACGCGTAGAACCAGTCTTTGTAGTTCACGTAGATGGTTACCGGGCCGTAGAAATTCTTGGACTGCAGCAGCCCAATCAGCGCGGAGATGGCCCCGACCCACTGAGCGCCGGTTGCGCCGTTCAGGTCAAGACCATGCGTGCCGGTTGCGCGGTTTGGCGCAGTGCGCAGGCCGTAAATGGTCGCGCCCCCGACGTTGATGTTTGGATCGCCGTTCAGCACCATGTCTTCCAGCTTCTCAGCCACTTTACGCTGATGGTTGGAGATGGCGTCGCTGTCCAGAGAGTAGCCTTCAGTCTGCGCTGCCAGCATCTGGCGCCAGCCGAAAGTCAGCTCACTGTCGATGATAGGCAGCGGCGTGCCTTCGTAATCCATGACAGGCTGATCGCCCTTCGCCTTGCCGCGGCCATCCAGGCTGATGTTTACATCACCGGAATCTGACAGAGTCATGAAGTAGTGAACGATCTTACCGAGTGCCATCGGGCGGGAAACGCTGGCGGCCAGGTCGTTAAACACTGACAGCACGTCGCGCTGAACGGTAATCGCAGAGCGGTCCCATTCGCCCCAGACATCTTTCGGCAGCACGGATGCGTTACCGACGAGCTCATCAAACGCAATGAACTGACCGTTCGCATCGTTGACTGCAAAGCCATGCTGTGCAGCCATATTGCGCTGCATCATGTCCCAGCGACGGCGGGCGTTGAGAATCAGCTTCTGCTGCTGTGGAGTAAACTTTAACATTCTTGTTTTCCTTATGCCTTGGCGTACGGAGTGGAGAGGATCACCACGTCGGCGAAACCTTCCGCCGCCAGAGTGCGCCCTGCTTTTTCGTCGAACGTTGCGACGACCTGGTTACCGGTTGCGGCAGCTTTGAATACGCCGCCGGTACCGATGGTCAGCTCCTGGCCTACCGTATAGGCTGCAGCAGCCAGGCGAACGTTGTATTCCTGCTCACCTTCAACGCGGTACGCCACGCCGGTTTCATTGGCTGCGTATGCGGTGGTGATTGCCTGGCCGATGAAACGACGGTTGCCGAGGATGAACCAGCGACCAGTAGTATCAGCGGCTGCTGCGAGCTTGCCTGATGCAACCTTCACTGCCACGCCTGGGTTAAGCGCCGCAGCCACAGGCATGTTGATGGTTTCCGGCTCACGCTCGACCGGGCCACGATAGATGACGTTAGCCATTATTTTTTCTCCTGATCCATGCCAGCGTTGAGGTCGTAGTCTTTCCACTGGTCGTTTTCAGAATTGACCAACTGGAATGATGGATTCAGCGGAGCGCTGGTCTGGCACTGTGAGTACATGTCGTTCAGCGCTTCGCCTGAAAGCGAGTTGATCGCTGCTTCGGTCATGAACGAGAATTTCGCTTTAACAGCGTCACGTTTGGTTTTCAGGTCGCTCTCAGCGTTCGCCTGCAGTTGGGTTTCCAGCTTGCCCAGCTTTTCATTCAGCGGGGTGAGCGCCGCATTAACAGCCGCAGTGATCACATCAGAGTTAATCTGAGCCTGGGCCGGATCGCCGCCGCCATCTTTCTTCTGCATCTGCTGGTTGTAGGCATCCCAGACCTGATCGTCGGTCAGCCCCTCGGTTTTAACGCCTGCGGCATTGAGCGCGGCGATCATCTTCTCTTTCATCGGGTTTGTTTCTCCGTTGGTTTTGACTTCGTACTCAGTTGGTTTGCGCACGACTTCTACTGGATCGCCGACAAGCGTTACGACTTTGTCAGAGATGAGGTACTTCTGGTCGAAGAGCTTCGGCTTGGCGTTTTCACCATCCTCTTCGTAAACGAAATGGTCAGGCCAGACGCTAACGACGTATCGCCACTTTTTGTCGTCCTGCTTGATGGACATGCGCAGCGCCTGGTAGATGTCGTCGAAGGACATCTCTGAAGCGTTGCTGATGAAGAACTTCACTTTGTTCCACCAGCCGTCCTTCATGCTGTTTGCAGCATCAATGAGGCTCGTCGATTCAACATCAGCCTCTTGCCCGTCAGCGTTGACGAACATGCCGACACCTTCATCAGGCGTCCCGGCACCAGGCTCATCGAGAAGGATTGCGATGTGGTCGAACTGCATGTTGTGAGCAACCCAGGAGTATTTCTTCTGCTTCGACTCCCCGGCCTTTTGCTCTTTGTTCAGCAGCAGACCTGTAGAAACATGAATCGGGTCGGCGTTATTGCCGGAAATCATGTCGTCCAGGCGCTGAATAAGGCGCTTACCGTCAGGCTTGGTATCTGCCACGGCCTTATTGACGTAAACGTCCATCACGACTTTGTCGTTGGCCTTGCTGACGTTCTGAGCCCATGCCCCGGCGTAGTAGTCGTTGACCGCCTGCGGGTCGTTGGCGCTGACGTATTTGCCGTTCACCATCGGGTGGCCGATCGGCATTAACTTGCGCTCCATCGTCTGGTAGCTGTTGTTAATCTCCTCCGCCGGGTACAGGCCGCCATTCATCACGATGTCATCTACGATCGGGACCGCACCACGAATGACGTAGTGTTCCTGGCCGTTGATGGTGGTCGTTGAGATGTTGGAGGCGTTGATGGCGAGGGATTTAACGTGGATGCTGGATAGCTTCACGTTGCGTCCTCTGTTTAGATTTTTCGTAACATTGGCGCTCTACAGCACCAGGGGAAATAGTCCAGCGCAGTTACGCACTGGTAGCTCAAGGATCGACCGCAACCGCAGCACCAATAAACAGTCATGCAGCCTCCTTGGTGGCCCACTGCTGACGCTCTTTCTTCAGCTTATCCGCCAGCCCATCATTGAATATGCTGCCGTCGTCGTTGAGCAACACCGGAATCTGGCTGCAGTAGCAGTGGTATTTGTTACCATCTACTGCATACCAGTCGCGCACCTCTTGCACGGTTCTTACCTTCCCATGCCAGAATGCGTGCGTTGTTCTGGTTGTAGGCTTCAGTGCTGAGAGATGGAGAAGGCCGGTATTTAGTCCCAGCCTCTCGGATGCCCAGTCCGTTTCATTCCATTGAGCTTCACGCAGCGCGCCGACCTGCTCAGTCTGAGCGATGTTCTTCGCCTTCGACATCGACACATCGAGGCGCTTACTGATTACGCTGGCCGTCTCGCGAGGATTCACGCCGCGCGCTACCGCATCGGTGATGATGTTGGTTAAATCGCCACGGGCGGTATCGCTGATGACCTTCCAGTCACTGAACGTTGTTAGCCTTGCTGCTGCCACCTGATTAAGATGACCGGGGCTGCTTAAAAGCTGCTGTAACGTCGTCTGGCTGGCGTAAACCTGCGATTGCTGCGAGAGGTTGTTGAATGCCTCCAGCGTGCCGCGCTGCGCCTCAGCGACGACGTAATCCATCGCCCACAGGTTTTGCTCGCCACCATCCAGCAGATGGTCATCGAGAATAGCCCGCACCGCCTCCAGCAGGTCAGCCAGTTCCTGCGCCGACATGTCGTAGATGAACTTGCCGGCGTTGACCTGGTAGAGCCGCATATCCTCGCCGTGGTCGTGGCAGAGGAAGTGCCATTTATGGCTGTTACCTTCACGCTCTCGCCCGGTAAGGCGCTGGTCAAACAGAGCTTTCAGCGCCACCTTTATCGCGTAATACCGATCCTCAATGTCGCGCTCCATCTTACTGACGGACTTGCGCGACATTGTTGGGTCAACTTTCGACCGTGGTATCACCGGACTTTTCGGCTTCTGACTGAGGGTCGGCCAGAGGATCAGGTTTTGGTTTGTTGCCATCAGGCGGAACCTCATCATCAAGCTCAGGCAGTGGTTGCAGTTCGCCAGCAGCGCGGATTTCATTCTCTTCGATAGCCGAACGGCCGAAAGCATTCGTCGATTTCACAGCCACGTCGGCGAGCTTGTCCATGTTGGCAATCTTCTCTGCCTGGCTCGGCGCCAGCAGATCAGACCAGCCTACAGTGATTTCTTCATTCTTAGCCGGTGGAATAATGCCAAGCGTCCAGAATCGGGAAACTACATCGGTGACAACATCGGTAAGAAAGCCTTTCCGACGGCTCATCCTGGTGCGCCCCCAACCTTTGGCATCCTCGGTGCTGGCGCGCTCACCCGTCTGCATCCCAACGAGCTCTTTCACAGGGATAGGAACGGTCGCGCAGAACTCGCTCAGCGCGGTACGCCAGGTCGGCTCCGGGTCAGCTGCCGCCACACTCAGTACCTCAGCGGTACCAGCCTGCATAAAGCTGGCGCTGTCGGTGCTGTCGTTAAGTCGACGGACCTGCTGATCAAGTGCTTCCGCAAGCTGCCCTTCCGCCACACCGAGCGCTTTCGCCAGTGCGGAGAAGTTCGTCTTCTCACTGAACGAGTAGTTTAGCTGGCGACTGGCGTTCTTCAGGAAGCCCTCAGACGCACCACCGCTCACTTTCTCGATGTCCAGCAGCTTGTTGAATCCAGCCTCAAGCAGCGACTTGCCCGACGTCATCACGCCATCATCAGAGCCCTCGGCCAGGATGATTACGCGATCAGGGTGTACGTTGATGATTCGGCCCGGGCGGGCGTCAAAGTTTCCGTCAACCGGCAACTCCGTGAACGAGTACATCGTCACTTCGCCGAACGTTTCACTGTCCGGGTTATCGTCCCAGTTAACCGGGTCAATTTGCGCTTCCCATGCAGGAATCAGCTTAACGAGTGCCTTTTCCTGAAGCCTTCCCACGATGGTGGTGTCAACAGGTTCAGACCACTTCTTGCTATCTTTAATCTGAAGCAGGATCGCAGAGTAACGCCCAACCAGGTTGCGGCGATCTGCGCCTTTAATCTGCTCCCAGCAGCGCTTCAGGAGCTTGTTGACCCGCTTATCCCACGCTGTTTGCTTCGATGCGTCCTTTGTCTGGTCGCCTTCGTAAACATCAGGGTAGTCTTCCCAGCACCCATCAAGCATGCGCGTTACGGCAGCCCCAGCCACCGCATTACGCCGGTACGCCCGGTAAAAGTCATCAAACGTGAGATGCAGCGGGTAGCCGAATTCCTGGTAGAGTCGCTGGCGTTTGGTATTACTGGTGCCGTTAAAAAGCATTGAGAGGTTTTTATTCCGCTCCCTCTCAACACTGGAGTTACTGGCGCGCTGTTGTTTCATTTCGCTTTCGGTCACGATGTCCTCCGTCAGCGCGATCGCACCAACATGCCGGTGATTTTTTGTGGTGAATGCAGTACGCGATAACGGGTCCCATCCCAGTCGTGGTCTTCTTGCTGGGTGTCGACGTCATCAGGGTTTTTATCGTCACGAACGAGCACCGGAATGCGGCTTATCCAGCCACGGCAATAGTCAAAAACGTAGAATGCTGGCTTCTCGGGAATGCCTGATTCCAGCTTCACGCCTTCAACCACCGCTTCGAGCATATCCGCAAAAAGAGATGCGCCGTTGATGCGGGAGCCAGGCTTTTTATCAGCTGGCAACCAGGTAACACCCTGCGCTTCCATCTTCTGAGCGATCGATAACTCGTTATCGCCGGTGTTGAATATCGCCCCATCAGCTGGTCCTGGGATCACTTCGCTACAGATGCCCGGCATAATGTGAAGCTGGCCCTGCGTGACACCGTCGATTTGAATCTCTTCCGGCTCGTCGGCTTCTTCGCCCACCAGCCGTTTGTCAATCCACGCCACGCCTTTCGCGACGTTGGTGGATGACATATTCAGGCCTTTGTTCAGCTCGTCAGGCGGGCAGCCGTACCACTCGCCGATCAGTATCAGCGACCCGGCTGGCGGGCAGAACTGTCGACCATCTGGCAGCTCAGCGGCAGTGCCATCAGCATGTGCCCACCAGAGGTTAGAGAACGGCTTCGACTCGCCCCAGTCGTGAGAGCGGTCGACGGTCCAGCTATCCGGTATGCGGAACGGCTTAATTACGTGCAGCGCTTCATTCCACAGGTGGTCAAAGCGGCCTCCACTGGTCACATCCCAGGAGCCCTCTACCCACGCTTTGCGTCGGTTAGGGTCTTTGATGGCCATCAGGGTAGCGATGTACTGCGGGTCGAGGTACGGGTTCTCTTTGAACGATCCGTGGATTGCCACGCGGGTCAGCGTGATTTCCTCTTCTCGCTCAGTCTGAGGGTTGAATACCATTTGCCGGTCGCGCTGTACGGTTCCGCGCGGAGCTGGCTCAATGAAGCGTTTCTTCACCCAGGTATGCCCGATGCCGAACGGGTTGGTCGTGCTGAACGTCTCCAGCGGGATTGGCCTCAGTAACTTGCCATTCTCCAGCGGGTAGTTTTCCGGCCTGAACGATGAACGTCGGCAGGAGAACATCATTTCGTAGAATTCCGGGGACTGCTGTTTAGTCAGCTCGTTAAAGCCAATGAACGGGAATTCCTGCCCGTGGAAATCCCAGTAGTCGTCCGCCTCTTTGCCGAAGCGGAAGAGCAGTTCCTCGCCAGTAGGCCATACCCATCGCAATTCGCTCGCAGATGACAGATAGCGCGCACCGTCGTTGAACAGGCGAAACATACGCTTCGACTGAGTGATGATGTCGGCAAGGTTCTTATATTCGGTGTCGAAGATGACGCCGCGCCAGAACGAGCCATAGCCCACTCCGACATTACGCCGGAACCTGGCTAACTGCGCAGCGGTTTTTCCCGGGCCGCGAGTGCCTTCGAACAGGATTTCGTTACACGGACAGCTCAGCGCCAGAGACTGAGATCCAGGCAGCGGCTTCCATACAGCTTTGTAATTCATCCACCGAGCACCCCGTCCTGTTGTTTCTGCGCTGCTTTTTCCCAGTCATCCACGCTGTCGCTGGTTGGTACCAGCATGACGTTATGCGTGACCTCTTTAACTTCAGCCTTGTTCTCGATGCTGTATGCCTCACGTTCGAGGCCAATAAGCGTCTTCAGACTATCGCTAAGGTCTTTCATGGATTTAACGCGGGAAGGCAGGCTGATTATTTTGTGGTACAGATCGTTGAGCTTATCCATGCCCTTGTCATCCTCACGGCGCATCAGGTCACCGAGCATCTCAAGCGCGGCAACATCGCCACACTCACCCGCCAGCTCATCGAATAGCATATTTGTCAGTTCGCGAGCCCGGCGGATGTCTCCCCGGTGCTCCATGCGTACCGTGGCAATCACCTCGGCAGTCGCCTCTATCAGTACGCGTTCGGTCAAAGTGCTTTCGTTGCGTACCGTCCTGCGTACCTCCTGTTTGCGTACCAGATCGTCAGCCTTTTGCTGAATCTTCGCATTGAGGTCACGCGACCAGTCGTCACGCTTGGCACGCTTACGGATAGCGCCTTCGCTTATACCGTGTTGTGATGCTATTTCTCGGAGGGACATCACTCCGGCCCGGTACGCCGTCTCGATGGCCTCCCAGTCCGGTTTGCTCATTCGTTACTCCGTTATTTCTTTACAGGCTCATACTTCAGCTTCTGGCTAATGCCATGCTTGACGAGAAAGTTACCCACCTTTTGGTAATCAGGCTCGCAACGCATCATCAAGCAGAACACTGTCAACGTCCTGAGATAGACAGGAACCCACCACCTGCTTTTGATTTCAACTGACAGCCTGCACGTCGCCATTGGTTTGTTCCTCTGCTGGTACTGGCGTGAACTCCACGCGCTTCACATCGGCCGGAGCGAAGTAAAGCCACTGTCCCGTTTCAGTCGCCAGCGGCACGAAGCCATTAACCAGCTCAGGCTGACGTCGTGACATCTTGCCCGTGAAGGTTTCGCCTGTTTGGGTGGTTAGCGTGATTTGGTAGATGTCGGACATGATTACCTCTTTGCCTTGTCGCAGCTGTTGCCCTGCTTCTCAGAAGTGCTTAGCCACTTACGGCTTACCCGTCAGCAAGATGTGATCACCATCCTTGCGGGGTTACACAGTTCATTATCGAAGCCCCTCTGTGAAGAGCTTCTGTAATGCCTACAGCAGTGGACTGCATAGCGCGCCGGTATTGCGAGGGTAGCGGCCAAAGACGTTAATCTTCTCTCGAACACTTTCACTGCACATTCGCTCAACAATCCGCCATTCAACCTTTTCAGGCAGGGCATGGTTAGCGGTGGAAAAGACTACGCGCTCTACCACACGGCGGAGAGTGCACAGCGCTCGGCTTACACTGAAATGATCGAACGAAATGGATGCGACAAACGCCCAGCAACCAGTTAGGAAAGTGAGTATGCGCGTGTAATTAGCCATGTATTGCTCCTGTTTGTTGATTTTCAGCACCTGTTTATTTGAGGCACTGCTCTCTGATGTAGTCCTGCATGCCGCGAATCATCTTGTCAGCGGTTGCGATTCCGTCCCGGTGATCGAAATAATTCCGTCGAGCGTCTGGAGTAAGTTCGGGGGCTCCTGCATCATCCACGCCGGAGGCGGAGGTGGCTTTGGACACTCCAGGGCAGGTTGCGGCGATGCGCAGCCGTTTAGCGCCAGAATCGACATCACGACGCAAATCGTTAATGGTCTTTTTCGCATCGGACAATTCCTTCGTGTATTTGGCATCCAGTGCAGCGACATCACGCTGGCGGGTCTGCATATCTTTGATGGTGGCATTAGCTAGGCGGAGGTTCTTTGTGGCTTTATCGCGCTGGTCTTTGTAGGTAATGGCGTTATCGCGGTAGTGGTTAATCGCCCAGGCCATGGAAACCAGCAGGCAGATAACGACAGCGCAGATAATGGCTGTTAATCGGCTCATTTCTGGCCCCACTCACATACTTCGCGCTCTATCTCACGTCGGGTGATCAGCCCCTTCCACTGCTTACCACCGGCATACGTCCAGCGCTGCAGTTCTTTGCATGCCCCCGGCACATCACCAGCGTTCAACTTCTTCAGCAGCGTGGAACTGGCGAAGGCACCAGAGCCCACGTTATAGGTGAAGGAGTAAAGCGCGGCGCGGGTAGGCTCAGGGATGCGAACCTTGATCATCGGGTCGATGGCGTTTGCCACCTTTCGCAGATCTGCCTTAAGCAGGCTGTCACACTCTTTGTCGGTGTAGCGGTGACCGCGGCGAATGTCGGTACCGGTGTGCCCATCGCAAACGGTCCAGACGCCGACCACATCCAGATAGGCGTAATAGCGCCGCCCTTCCAGTCCATCTGCATTACCCAGCATTACTGCAGCAATGGTAATTGCTCCGGATCCACCAACAATGGCACCCACCAGCTTATTCCTGAGTGTCGGGTTCATCTCGGCTCCTGCTGCGGCGGTTGTCTTCGCGGATCTTGAAATAGAGATTTGTCAGATACGTCAGTACGGCAATGATTATACCCACCAGCACGCCGATAGCGTTCCACTGCTCGGGGCTGTAGGCATTCAACATGCCGTTTAGGATGCTCCCGGCTGAAGCGCCATAGGCAGCACCAGTGGTTATTTTTTCCATGCGATACATGCTCTCACCTCGCGTAGTTAGCGGGTGCTGTTCGTGTAGTGGGGAAGGCCGTCAGACACGATAGCTATGGGGCATCTGGAATTGATTGTCTGCGGCCGAAATAAAAAAGCCCGCGACAGGCGGGCAATATGGGGGGTAAGGCAATGCCGGCTCTATGGCCGAAGGGTCCCAGGCAGTGGGTTCTGGTGCCGGGCAAAGGAATCGAACCTCTGACGCGCAGCTTACAAGGCTGCCGTTCTGCCACTGAACTAGACCGGCGAATATGGTTTGAAATCACTTACTGATGCTGGCTGTCCATTCACGCCAGCGAGCGTCTCTAATCTCTTGACTCATCTTCTGATCTTCAAAGCGGTCAGAAAGCTTTATCGAGTCTGGAAGCAAAGCCCAGGCGACATAAAATTCGTGCGGCTCGAACTCGCCACCTGCAAATTGATATGCGCCGACATGGTAGACCTCGCCATCCTCTTCCAGAGCCACCACATGGGCAATATGCCAGCCATCGCATGGGTTGAGCAGAATCACCCACTCCCCATCCAGATCCTTTGTCAGCTTTTCACTGGCAGGACGGAATACCAATTGCTCTGTGATTTTCTCGGACATTCTGGCTCCAGAAACGACAAAACCCCGCACGGTGGCGAGGTTTTCATGCTCAGTCGACAATCAAAGCTATGGCGACGATATCAGATTTACATGAAATATATGCGTTTCAGTTCGGTTTTGCAAGACTTACATCTAAATTTGTCGCCTTTTGTTGTGAACGTGATCGCGTTACTGAGATAAGCGCACCGCTATCGAGCCGTTTAAAGCTGTTACGCATGACCAGCCAGTGAGGCAGATACGTTTCTGTCCAGGTGGATTTCGCCACGCCAGCCAGCTCCGCCAGCGCCTGATATTCGTATGTCTCACGACCCGCCAGTTCCGCTTTGACGTCCTGCGCCGCCAGCCAGATAAGCTTCTTCAGGCGCTCCATCGTCTTGCCGGCCACCTTCTTCGCGCCGAGCTGCTCTCGGAACTCAGCCCATGCCCACTGGGTGATCGCCACCTGGTATTCGAATCGGATATTCTCGCTGTAGTTCCAGAGCAGCCATGCTTTCTGGTGCTCTTCCAGTGACAGCACGGCGCGGCGCCATGACGCGGTAACAAACTCTACCGGCCCCACCAGCGCGATGGATGAGCCTTTGGCGCGGGACTGGCTGCCGCTCATCGCCGGGCCGTCCGGATTAACTTTGCGGCCGGTGACCGGATCGGTGATTTTCTTCCGGCCCCGGCTGCGCGCCGTCGCGGTGAATTGCGCGTTCTCAGCGAAAGCTACCAGCTGCCCTTTCGTCGCACCGCTCAGATCTGCGGTCGCCACAATGAGCTGCTGACGTACGTATTCCAGTTGCTGACTGTTCATGCGGCTTCCTTCTGTGGCTGGTTGGTTTTGGTCTGGCTGTGCTTTGCTACTGGCGGTAGGTTGGCGCGCTTAACGCTTTCTGCCTGGTACCGCAGGAAGTCGGCGTGGTTCATGCGGCCTCCTGCTGTTTCAGTGCTTTGAGCTTGGCGCGGTACTCATCGCGGATCCGAATGAAGTCTTCACGGCGGTAGTTGGTCATTTCGTGGGGGCCGTTGAGCCAGTCGACGTATTCCTGGCCGTAACGAGCGGCCAGGCCTGCTTCGTATTGCTGCGCGACCGTCGCCTCTTTGGCGGTGTACTTCCCAGCCCCGGCATTACACGATTTGCACTGCTTATGGGCGTTGCGTTCTTCAAAGCGCAGCTCAGGGTTGGCGCCGACCGTTTTGAAGTGGCCGCAGTCCCATTGGCCGCCATGCAGATCAGGCGGATTAGTCTCACTGCAGCTGATGCATGGCAAATCAGCATCGCGCGCACGGATGTATGCGTTGAATGCCTGCTGAGCCTGCGCTTTGTAGTAACCGGCAGGCCGAAGCTCAGCCAGCCGCTCCTTGCGACGTTTGCGCCCGGCCTTCTCGGCTTCCTTCTGCTCCTTGATGCGCTTAGCCGCGGCTTTCACTTTCTCCTTTTCGCGTTCTTCCATCGCGAGAATTGCGCCGTGCTCCGGGCAGCACCAGCGGATCCGGATATCGTGGAATTTCGGCACGAAGTATTCACCGCATACTTTGCACTTACGGCGGGATGGCTTACGCATGGGCACCACCTTGAACCTGTACCAGCGTGAGGTTTCCGCAGAACACGGCACCGGTATCGATGTACATCTGGTTGGCATACTTCAGGGGCTGGCGAGCTGGAGTGTGTCCGAAGATAAACAGATCAGCACCGGCTATTGCCGAGACAATGCCGTCCTGAGCGTCGCTAACCCGCTCACGATTCCAGATAACCATTTCTTTCTGGACGGACTTATCGAACGCATATTCGTTATGCGGGTAGTCAGCGTGGCAGATAACGATCTTCCGTTCAGAGGTAACCAACTCGATGATGAGTGGTAACTCAGCTGCTTTGTGAACCAGAACTTTAGCCAGCACCTCTTTGTCATAGTCGAGGTTGAAGAACCAACCGCCACCATTTACCAGCCAGTGATTAACGTTCCCATACTCCGATAGCCCATCAATCATCATTTGCTCATGGTTTCCTCGCACAGCCCGGAACCACGGCATAGTAATCAACTCCAGGCACTCGACGTTTTCCGCGCCGCGGTCAACAAGGTCACCAACCGAGATCAGCAAATCACGCGCAGGGTCGAACGAAACTTTTTCGAGCTCATTCATCAGCAGCGTGTAGCACCCATGCAGATCGCCGACGACGAAGATATTGCGCCAGTCAGCGCCATTAATGCGTTGATACATGCTCATGCTGATTTTCTCCTCGCCGCGAGACGCAGCCATTTCTGATCCACCAGACGGGCGGTGTAGCCTTTCAAGGTCGGGATGTCGGACGGCTTAACCGCGGGCTTACGCTTGCGGCGCGCCGGAACGCGGAAGATTTCGTTGGTGATGACGCGAGAAAGTGGAGTAGACATCAGGCCTCCTGCTTATCGCGCAGCTGCTGGTACTCGCAGCTCTGCGGGATGGTCAGGTGGCAGCCGATATTCATCGCCCAGGCTTCGACTTTGCACAGGAAAATGTACATCTCGCCCGTTTCCAGCTCTGACGTATGACGTAGGGATTGGACGGTGGTGACCTCGCCAGACACGACGTCTACACGGTCCTTGCTTTCGTAGCCGAGATAGGTGTGCTTCATCGCGTCTTTGACCCACTCAGGCGTAGCGAAGGTCTTGCCGCGCGCGATCAGGTACTCGCTAATTTCCGTGTACCACATGTGGCTGAGCGCGTTCTGCGACAGGCTGCGCTTCTCGCGCCACGGTTTGACTTGCAGGCGGAAGCATTGCCCGGCATCCAGCAATGGCTGAATCTGCTGGCCAATGGCCGCGAAGTTGCCGCGATGGAGTTTGATGCCGTCTACTGGCAGAGTCATACGGCCTCCTTAACGGAAACCGCAGAATGCAGAGAATCGCAGGTGCATTTCTGCATCTGTGACAAAGTGAGGAGTTCAGATTGTGGTCGCATTTAAGTCCCCTTAAATGCGCAGAAGTCACTGACGGGTGTTCAGGCCGTCAGCAAAGAAAGTATGGACGGTTGATTCAACAAAATCAACTAAAGAGAAAGGCCTCCGAAGAGGCCCTGGGCGGGTCGATATGTGAATCCCCATATCGCTTGTATGGTAGCTATGTCAACTCAGGCAGTTTGAAGCCAGCCATGTCTTCTGCCCGGATGGGAGGTGACAGGCAGTCAGCAAAGACCAGTGAACCATCGAGCAAGATAACGAAACTCCACCCTCTGAACAGGCTGGCGCTACACCAGTCGGCCTTAAGCGGCACATCTGGCATCCTGTCCGGGAAGGTTGGGTAATGCTCTGCAAGCCACTCCATGGCGTCGCAGCGGTTGATGGTGTAATTGTCGTACATCATGCCTCCTGCTGCGGTGCTGCTGGCAGCGGCATCCAGTGGGTTACGCATTCCACCAGTTCATTATCGCAGTAGAAATTCCAGTACCTGTCGTATGCGCCAGACCAAACTTCTCCATATTCATTGAATACCAGAATGGCTTTAAATTGTTCAGGCATCCGCTCACTGCACGGAATCCACTCCTGAGCAGGTTCGGCACCCTGAAGCATGGCTGCGCGATAGGCGTTCCAGCCGACAGCTTTTCCGTGTTCAAACGAGCTGTCAAAGTCATCATCCATTTCCATCGCAGCGGGCACAGATATCGGCGCTGGCGGGGCGGTGTAAACAGGCATAACGTCGCTTTGCCCTTTATTGCTCTCGTCAGTAAGCGCCCAGAAAAGCCTACCCGCTGGATGCTTGAAGATATACGCCACAGCCTCCGCTTCGAGCGATGCCAGCGCGATACGAAATGCCGCAAGCACGCTCCCGTGGTCATCATCCAGATCGCCTGGGAACAAATCACGGTGCTCTTCCATTTCGGCAATTTTCTGCTGCAGCCATTGTTTGGTAATAGTGCTCATGGGCTTATTCTCAGTCATCTCTTCGTCCGTCTCCCATAAAACGCGCGCCTGACCCTCACATACCTGAATTACACCGCCACGACCGCAAGAATTGCACTTAACGGCATCGTCATCCCACAAACCGGTATCATTTCCGCGAGCGGTCTTTACTGAGTGTAATTTGTTGCCACAACGGCATTTGTTGAGCCAGCCAATGGTGAAAGTTTTCATGATGCCTCTCCTTTACCGGCTGCGGCGACCGGCATATCGCACATGTTTGTCGGATGCGGGTTTTCGCGAATAATTCGAGCCATTCGTGCCGCCGGGGTTTCTGTTTCTTCGTTGAATTCACGAATTACAGCCGCCAGCTTTTCGGCGTCAACAGGTGAAGTATCACCATCGATAAACATAACTGGCTTACCCTGCGTCGCCTCCAGCTCAGCAATCCGTTTGCGTGCCGCTGTGAGTTCTGCCATGTGCTCACGGAGGCTGTCAGTTGCTGCTTCCAGCTTGTCCCAATCAGGATTGAAGTTTGCCAGCTGCGCTAGCTGGTCTTTCAAAAAGCTGATGCTCTTGTCTTTGGCCTCCAACTCATCTAGCAGTGCCAGCACGGTGACGGGGTCACATAGCCTGAAGAACAGCTCATCCTCCAGGCTGTTATCACCAACAAACCCATAATCATCATGGTTGTCGGTTGAAAGAACCAAGGTTCCATCAGTACCTCTACAGGTGTATTTGATGCTTCCGTCTACGCGATCGCCAATACGACCCGGAGTAGCCATCTTCGCAGCTTCACCTATTGCGCGTTTGTCGATGTAGCTCATTGGGCGACCTCCCGCTTCTGCTTGTTGTATACGGCCCAGCTCAGAGCATCGAGCTTGTCACGGCCTGCTTTGTCGTACATGTGGATGCCATTGCTGCAGGCATGCTCCTGCTTAACCTGCTCTTCGAGGGTGCTTATCTCGTCGTAAGACAGAGTTGCCAGTTTGAGGCGATTCCAGCCAAAGTTACGGATGCGTGTCATGACAGCACTCCTTTGCGAATCTCTGATGAGAAGTCACCGCAGATAGTTGCTGCTGCATCAAGTCCGATTTGTTCGTCCTGATAGCAATTAACAATTGCATTGCTAATTTTCAGGCAAACTTCATCTACTGCGGCGGCCCGCACTTCAGCCAGGAAAGCGTCCGTGGCTGGGGTTTTGATGTTGTTAAGCGCATCAGTGAATCCGCCGCGCTCCATGCCTAATTCAGCTTCGTAATCAGCATCGAACGCAGCGTCTTTGCAGAATTTCTTCAGCCCCGCATTCTCCGCAGCCAGCGCCGCGAATGTGGTTTCAACTACGTTAAGCAGAGTCGTAACTTCTTCCGGTGACATGTGCTCACCACAGTCGGCATTAATCCTGGCGTTTTTAATCAGATCTTCGTATTTACTGCTCATACCCCTACCCTCCCCCAAACCATCAAAACCCTTCTCATCGCCGGACTGTTGCGGCACTCCTGAAATATTCCGTTGGTGCAACTGCGCGCGGTGCCGTCCTGCTCTTCCGGCGTCGCCAGGCGATAAGTCACCGTTCGCCAGACCTTGCTCACGCGGACAATCTTGCGGGACCGCTCCAGATCGATGGCGTTCTTCGTGATGCAGTTGATGGTCATGCCACACTCTGTGGCCACATCCTTCGCAGTGAAGGTCCGGTGCGTTTCGAGATAACGCAGAATTGCCTGTTTGCCTTTCATCTCACACCATCCCGTTCGACTTGTTGCGATTGTACTTGGCCTGAAGCAGCTGGATCGGCGTCGGCCCGTGCTCGGCAGCCGGGGCTGCAATCGCCCGGCGTACAGGCGGTACTGGCTTACCCTCGGTGACGCGCTTCTCCCACATGTCCAGCAGATCGCCCGCTTCGCGCGCCAGCTCACCATGTGTTAACTGGCGCTCTGTGCTGCGGTGGCGCAGCTCCACGCAGATGTGGTACATGACCGGCTGAGACCAGGGAAACTGCTCGCTGGAGGTGAATTCGAACGAACGGTTACGCCAGTCCCAGTATTCAGCGATCACCTGGTCAACGGTGATTCCCAGCGCCCCGCCACTCTGCTTGCACCAGGCGACAAACTGACCCGGCGACGGCAGGAATGGACGCTCCTGGCGGCGGGCAATGCGCATACCTGCATCGACCTGAGCCATGGTGTGGATCCCGTTCTCTTGGAACGCCAGTAGCCACTGACGGCGGAATTCGTTCAGGTCGTCCTGGGTGCGGAAGTTCGCCATGCTGGCCGGGAACGCGGCACGCAGCTCGTTGAACAGCTTGTTGAATACCTGCGCCACCTGCTCGACCGGGGCGCGTTCCTGGTACTTCTCTGGCAGGTTGTGGGCCATGCGGCTCATCTGCTCGCGGTCGTGGTTTCGCATCTGCTCTGCAAGAGATTTCATCGAATCACCCCATAGGCCCAGTCAGTGTTGTTGAAGTCGAGCTCTGGCTTGTTGCCTGTCGACACAGTTTCACCAGTGATTTGTTTCGTGCGCTTGATATCGAGCTGTGTCCACTTCTCACGTAGTGTCGAAGGGCAAAGCACATTGCCTTTCCAGAAACTGTCCTCGCAGGCCCACCTGAACAGTGCGGCGATCTCCTTGTGAGTTCTCTGGTCACGCTCCCGCATCAGGCGAATATCATTGGCCCATGCCGCATAGTTAGGTTTTCTGGCAGACGAAGAGATGCTTTGTACGACATCGAAGAGCCACTCTGCACAGCGAAGGTCTTCAGAGTTCCCCCACTTCGTGCCGCTCTGAATTGCCGCTTCAGGTTTCATAACAGGAGGTTTCTTTCCGGGCTTGTCAGAGGATTCGTCAGAATTCTCGGACGTAGATTTATTTATATTCTTGTTATTACCTTCTTGTTCATGATGTGCGGGGAATTGTGCGGCTTTATGTGCGGCATACCCATCTGAACCCGCGCCATTACTGGACTCTTCATGTGCGCCTGTATGTGCGGCTTTATGTGCGGGTAAATCGTCCATTTTTTGAGCATATTCAACGTAATTTGTGATGGTGATCACCCTGCCTTTTCGCTTCTCTCCCTCGATGGAAATCATCCCTTCGCGGACGAAAACAGACAGCATTCTCTCCACTGCGTCGCGGCTTGTCGGGTTGCCCTGACGGTCACACAACTGAAGGCCAAGATCTGCAGCAGTGACGACCAGTTGACCGGGTTGCAGAGGCCATTGCTTGCCCTTGAAGAATGCCGTATATGGCTGTCTGGCGGCGTCAATGAGCAGGTTCTCCCACAGCGCGCGCAGGAAAACATCCTTAGCCCAGGACTTCTTCTTGATGCTCCGGTACAACGGGACGTAACCAGACTTCTGGTTCTCCATCCTGTTGCTCCTTGCGGCTGAGTGCGCCGCGAAATTTGCGTAAGCGACGTTCGACACAGTTAAACCTCCTGCGCCTGGCGTTTTGGATTAGCGTTTGTCATAATGACCTCGCAATTGACTGACGTTTGTTGCACCAGAAAGCTGTTGGTGTTCGAGCACCGCAGCTTTCGCCATTTCTGTAGTTCTCACATAACCCCCAACATCGACGTAACCATCGTCATCAGCGGCCCTACCTGCTCAGGCATGAGTCTGAACAGCGATGCTATACCCTCGCTTACCTCTTTCAGCTTCTGATGCTCTGGAGCGTCCAGCAGCACAGCCTGTTTAGCTTCGGCACACTCTTTCATCGCAGAGGCGATCAGAGACATCGTGTCGTTCTGCGGCGCCAGGCGGTTGCGGTACTCCAGCGGAAGGACCGACATGATTGCTGGCGCCAGCTGGCGAATGTTGTTGGCGGCGTATTCGGTGTCGCCATCAAACCAGCGAAACACTTTCTGCATCTGGCGGTGCGAGTCAGTCGGGATATCCAGACTGGTTCCGCCGGACGCCCGCCACTCTTCAACAATCAGCGCTGCGACAAATTCACGGCTGCGGCAGTCAGCTGCCCAGGCCCGAACAGCTGCGCGGATCCCATCGATGTTTAACGCCGTGGAATCAGGTTCCCGGCGATTCTGGTAAATCATCGCCGCTGGCGAAAATTTGTTACCTTGTTGATACGCAAGTGAATGCATTGCTTTCCCTTTCGTGGTTAGGGCCGCCGTTAAGCGGCTTTTGGTTTACTGATTTCAAGAATCTGGCTCTCGGTAAACTGTCCACCAGATACAGCTGCGATTTTGGATGCATAGCCTGTTTCACCGGTGTAATCGGTACGCGGCAGGCAACCGCTGTTAATCCATTTGTAGATAGCGCGGGGAGTGCGCCCGCAAGCCTTCGCCACCACCGGTACACGGATTTGCTTGATGATGTCGCCAAGGTTTTTAGGTTGCATTTGGTAACCCTCAAATTGAACTGTAAGTACATATTATGTCGGAACTGATAGTTCACGCAAGTGATATTATGATTGAACCCATGGTTCAAGAAGAAAGAGCGCGTAAAGAGTTCTCCCAACGGCTAGCGCTGGCCTGCGATAAAGCTGGTTTACCTGCACATGGTCGTCAGACTGAGTTGGCAAAACTCATGAAGCTGACACCTAAAGCGGTAAGCAAGTGGTTCAATGGGGAGGCTATTCCAAGGCGTGGGAAGTTGCAGGAATTGGCGGCTATACTTGGCACATCCTCCTCTTTCCTGTTGGGCGATAGCGCTGCTGATGGCATATCTGAAGGGCATATGGCGATGAGGGATGATTCTTTCCGTGTAGACGTTTTTGACATTCAGGCTAGTGCTGGGCAGGGAGTTCTCGTGCGAGATGAATTCATTGAAACCATCAGATCCATTGAGTATTCAACTGAAGAGGCTCGCGCCGTCTTTGGAGGCCGCCCGGCTGATCACATAAAAATGATTGCCGTTAATGGCGATTCGATGTCTGGCACGTTCGAGCCGCGAGACCAGATCTTCGTCGACGTCAGCATCGACTGCTTTGACGGTGACGGCATATACATTTTCGTTCTGGACAATGATCTCTACATCAAACGCCTTCAAAAGCAGCACAAAAAATTAGCTGTGATTTCAGACAATAAAAAATATGAAACCTGGTACATCGAAGATGGTGATTTTTCTTCTCTCCGCATATGCGCGAAAGTGCTGGTAAGCCAGTCAAGGGCATACAGATTTCATAGCTGAGGAAGTTAAGCGTGGAAGCAAATAAGGTTACTGATCTGAGTGATGGAAGCGTCTTGTACGAGCTTGGCGATCACCTCATCACCTGCAAATTAAGCCAGGATAGGCAGTGGCAGCTAGGGGCTTTTAAACGTGACGAAAGTAACCTGAGAGATGACACGCTTGCGGTTTTGAAGAATGAAAAATTCATGTTTATGGTTAAGCTCGGAGGACAGCTCTCTCCCAAGCCTCAATGCATAGCTGTTAACGGGCGATTTTTATTTTCTGTCCATACCGGCAAAGACAACAACATGGCTGCAACCATAGTCATGGATAAAACCGGGAAAGAGTTATTCAAGGTAGAAACTTCCACTCACCTCATCAGTTCGGCCATATCTGAATTTGGCCGCTACATCGCCCTATCGTTTGCCGGCAGCAAAAATAAGGATGATTTTTACGCGAACCGGCTTGAGGTCATAAACATTGATACCGGAGAAGTGTTGATGTCCGTTATCAAAACAGACTTCCTTCGATACGCTGAACTTTCAGTTGTTGAGCCAGACGGCGGACTTTTCGCAACTTTCAATGGTCGCACAAGGCTTGTCGATGTGACGAACCTCTAATAAATCAAACCAGCCCCAACCCTTCTCGCCTCAATCAATAAAAAACAAAAAAATATTTCTCCTTAAAGTTCATAAAGATAATCGGATATGAACTTTCCATTCATATAAAATGTACTTTTGGTACTTTACATGAATGAACTATTGGTACATTATCAATCCATCGAAACGAAACATCGACAGCTGAGCGAAGTTAGCCAGCGGCGGACAGCAAGTCGCCTGCTCATTAAGAATTCAACCAAGCAGCAAATCACCCGGAGCGCTCCTGGCAAATTGAAATGGCGCCCAATGGGATTGAGGCAGGTGTGTAACGCGTGGCGGGTATAGCACACGAAGAGGACTCCGCACCGGAATGGTTTGCTGCTCAGTTCCCGAACATCGGGGAAGCTTTACCAGCAGCTCTTTGCGAGGGGCTGACGGCAAATCTACTCCACTTATTTGAGGTGATGGTGATGGATATAAAAAACGATGAAGTAGCGATGTTTAAAAGCAACAATGGCGTAATTTTAGCAGCTGACGCAGCTTATGCTGCTGCTGAAGAAGCGGTTAAAGGGGCATCAGATGACCACTGGTATCGGCAGAATTTGATAAAGGCAGCACTGGAGACTGCCCTGGCATCAGTTATCGTTTTATAGCGATCCCAAAAGGCGTAGGTGCTTCTGCTTTGTACTTTTCCTTTGCTGCTTCACGACAGGCAGGAAGCAAATCAGCAATGCGCTCAATTAAAGCTTCTGGCGTGTTGGCGGATGGGTCTTTTACTGCAAGCGCCAGCGCTAAATCATATGCCACTGATTCCTCAGTTCTCTTTCCTGCAAATACATTCATGGACATAAAGAAATCCTTTTATTGACTGTGGAATATCCAGTCTACGGCATTCCTTTGACTGTGGAAAGTGAAGGAAATCACGCGCCGGGCGTGGCTAAACATCCCGGCACTCATTCAAGTTGAGGCTGCCAGGTAGGCGGCCTTTTTCATACCTGGAGTTATTTACGAGTGACTCAAGTTATGACAACCGGCGGCCATCCACCGCCCACTAGCGCAGAAGTCTTGTATTAACCGTTCCGTTCGCCGCGACAAGGCCAAGAGGATTTATGAGCAAAGAACAGCCAATATCACGCCTGACTGAGCCAGAAATGGCAAAACTCGCAGTTAAGACGGTTCAGGAATTTGTTAATGCCTGCCACTGCCAAAACGAAGATGACGTTCTTCTGGCATTAAGCTTCTGGCTGAATGTGGGCATGGAAGCGGGTGAGCTTGTCCAGCATGGGCATAAGGTTGTCCTGCAATGATGACAGTCACCCACAACGGCAAGCAGTACACCGCCAAAAAGCTCAACGATAACGAGTGGCAGCTGACGTCGGTATCAAACCCGCGTGAAAAGATGACGCTTAACCGCCAACAGATGAATATCGCCGGCATCCTGAAACAGGTAGAGGTGAAGGTATGATTGGAATGCACTACGGCACCGCATCAGTGCCACGTGGCGAGGTTTTACCGGGCACAATGCTGCAACACCACGGCAAAACTTATCGCGCCTCTGCGAACGTTGAGAAAGGCCTGTACGCCTTCAACATCTTCGAAAAAACCATCATCAAAAGTGATTCCGTCGTTGTGCTGCTGAATGAGCGCGGCGAGCCGATGGTTCACTGATACCAACCACCCTATTCAACCGATCGGCCTGGCTTTCTGCGGGCGGGATCTGCACATCCAAATTTCAGGATTTCAGCCATGAACGCATACCTCACTTACGACCGCATCGAAGATCGGCGGTGGGTTGAGCAGCAGCTCACCGACGAGAAAGGGAAGTGGATCGACGACCGGGCGCAGAAAATCATCGACATGATGCCAAGAGAGCCGTCCGGCCTCTTCCACTTCACGGTTCCGATTGACTCCAGCCCATACGAAGGACTTCGCAGCGATAGAGCCGGCGAGGCTTACAACGATTTCATTTCTGCAGTTGCTTACGCCCAGGCGGAATACGACTGGGAACACCGTACCGGCTGCCCGTTTTAAGGAGGGATTATGAGCTTAACCCTTGTTGATTTCGTCAAACAACAGGAGCCGCTTTTCATTAAGGCGGCCACTGACGAGCGGATGGTGTGGGCGAAGGAAAGTCAGTTCGCCATCCAGCTATTTCAGAACAACGACTACCTCGCGAAAGTTGCATTCCAGAACCAGACCAGCACACAGAACGCGATCATCAACGTTGCGGCAATCGGCATTTCGCTAAACCCAGCTCAGAAGTTGGCTTACCTGGTTCCGCGTAAAGGGGCTATTTGCCTCGACATCAGTTACATGGGCCTGATGCATATTGCGCAGCAGTCTGGCGCCATTAAGTGGTGCCAGTCGGCAATTGTTCGCAGAAACGATCAGTTCCGCCGCGAGGGGCTCGATAAGCCGCCGATCCACATCTACAACGACTTCGATACTGAAGAGCAGCGCGGGGACATCGTAGGCGCGTATGTAACGGTAAAAACTGACGATGGTGACTATCTCACCCATACGATGCGCATCGATGCCATCTACTCCATCCGTGACCGGTCTGAAGCATGGAAGAAGTACAAATCTGACAACAGTAAAAAGTGTCCATGGGTCACTGACGAAGAACAGATGATACTCAAAACAGTCGTGAAGCAGGCAGCAAAATACTGGCCTCGCCGTGAGCGCCTGGACGCCGCCATAGACCACGTTAACACCGAGGGCGAAGAAGGTATCAACTTTACAGCAGAGCGTCAGCCTGAGCGCGATATAACGCCGCTTAGCGAAACCACGCAGAAAGAGATTAACGACCTGCTTGTCTCCTTGGATAAGACATGGGATGCCGATCTTCTCCCTCTCTGCTCACGCATTTTCAAACGCCCTATCACGCAGCCAGCAGACCTGACAGAGCTTGAAGGTGTTAAAGCTCTCGGGTTCCTCAGACAAAAGGCGGCAGCATGACACCAGAAATTATCCTTGCCCGGACCGGTATCGACGTAACTACTATCCAGCAAGGCGACGAGGCATGGCACCGGCTGCGCCTCGGAGTTATCACAGCCTCTGAAGTGCACAACGTAATATCCAAGCCGCGCTCCGGCACCAAATGGACGGGCATGAAGATGTCCTACTTCCACACCCTACTCGCCGAGGTATGCACCGGCGTCGCGCCAGAGGTTAACGCCAAGGCTCTGGCCTGGGGAAAGCAGTACGAGGAAGACGCCCGCACCCTCTTCGAGTTCACCACCGACGTGAAAGTCACGGAGTCTCCGATCCTGTTCCGTGACGAGAGCATGCGCACCGCGTGCTCCCCTGACGGCCTTTGCAGTAACAATTTCGGCCTCGAGCTGAAATGCCCGTTCACCTCCCGCGACTTCATGAAATTCCGCCTCGGCGGTTTTGAGGCCATTAAGTCAGAGTACATGGCTCAGGTGCAGTACAGCATGTGGATAACAGGGAAAGACGCCTGGTTCTTTGCCAATTACGACCCACGCATGAAGCGCGAAGGTATTCATCACGTCGTCGTTGAGCGGGATCCGCAGTACATGTCCGACTTCAACGAAATGGTGCCGGAGTTCATCGAGAAGATGGACGAGGCGCTGGCGGAAATCGGCTTCACGTTCGGGGAGCAGTGGAAATGAAACGCACACCCTTCTACCGCAGGCCCGGGCGTACCGGACAATTCTCCGGCCTCCGCGAGCGCGTTATCTGGATGATTCAGACACGCGGTCGGCCGGTGACCGGCAGCGAAATCGCTGAGAAGTTTGGCGTAACCCTGATCGAGTTTAACCGGGTCGCCAACGGCATCACCCGCGGCTCCGGACAGATAGCGCAGATCGTTGAGTCGAAAAAATGGCTCAACGAGGACGGCATCTGTGACCGCACCTTCGACCTCGTAACGAAGCCGAAGGTTGTAACGCCGCAGGGTAAATCGCGGCTATTCACCCGACGCGCCATAGAGCAATCGCAGGAAGGTAGACGGCAGGAATGCATTGAACGTGCCGCCCGCCGTCGCCGACTGATTGCTCAGGGCCTCTACATCGACGAAATGGAGTCCATCCTATGACTCACGCTCACGACGACATCAGTGTTGGCACGCTGTGCCTTCCCTTCATTGGTAACGGCTGGCTAATGCCATGGGGTGAAGTGGTCAGCAATCCATTAAAGGCGCAGCGGCTCGCTGAGGAATATCGGGAAAGGCAGGAGGCGGCATGAGCGAAGAATATGTCAGCGAGCTTGAGCTGGGGAAGTGCGGAGAATATTACGCAATTTTTAAGCTGGCCAAGCAGGGTTTTGTTTGTTTCCCATCAGACCAGGGGTTGCCATACGACATTGTGGTTGAGGCCAACGGTAGGCTCCTTAAGGGACAGGTTCGCTCGACGCTGAAAATGCGTGATTACGGCAAATCAAAAAGTGTTTACCGGTTCGGAACGAGAACGGGGAAAGGTTATGGCCGCGCAGCATCACTTAGTACATGTGACTTCTACGCCTTCGTTGTTATCGATGAAGAGAAGATAGCCTTCATGTCTACGGATGAACTGGCCAGCACAAAAAATCCAGGAACGCTTATCCAGACGATGGAGTTTAGATCTTCTAGCGGTATTTACCCGGGAAGAATTTATTCCAACGGCACGCAAAGGATGCTTGATTATTCACGGAATATTGAGAGCTACGAAGATTTCAACCGCGTCGTTTCTCTGATGGGGGGAAGAAGATGCCGAATCAAAAATACAGCTTAATAATGGCTGACCCGCCCTGGTCTTACGGCAACACCATCAGCAACGGCGCCGCTGCCGATCACTACTCCACCATGAAGCTCATCGACATCAAGCGCCTGCCAGTGTGGGAACTTGCCGCCGAAAACGCGGTGCTGGCGATGTGGTACACCGGCACGCATAACCAGGAGTCCATCGAACTGGCTGAGGCCTGGGGATTTACCGTTCGCACGATGAAGGGCTTTACCTGGGTGAAGCTGAATCAGAACGCCGAGTTGCGCATCAACAAGGCGCTGGCCGAGGGTGAAGTCACCGACTTTTACGACTTCCTCGATCTGCTTAACGCCGAGACGCGCATGAACGGCGGAAACCACACCCGGGCCAACACCGAAGACCTGTTGATTGCCACCCGCGGCGCCGGGCTGGAGCGAAAGCATGCCGGGATTAAGCAGGTGGTATACAGTCCGCTCGGTGCGCACAGCGAAAAACCTTGGGAAGTTCGCCATCGTCTGGAGTTGCTTTATGGTGATGTGCCACGCATCGAACTGTTTAGCCGCAGCGCGGCTCCAGGCTGGCATCACTGGGGAAATCAGTGCGCTACCGCCGCGGTAGAACTGCTGCCAGGCTGCGCCATTGATGTTGTGAAAACGGAGGCCGCATGACGCCAGAAACAGACAACGCCATCCGCGCCGCCTGCCGCCGCTGCACCGAGGAAATCCAGCAGGCCATGCGCAAGAAGCCAAAGCCTAACTGGAACGAAACGGTGCCTCCCATCATCAACAAGCACCACAAGAAAATTGAAGCTCTGGGAGTTAGCCTCCTGGAGTTCGTCGTTTACACAGGCAGGCTTAATCGCCGCTTCGGAGTTGAATCGTGACCAAATCACTACGCATTGAATTAGGCGACAAATATGTCGTCACCGGCTCGGCGCATGACCTGATTTTGAATGAGAAGAAGATTGCTAAGGAAGGTAAATCAGCCGGGCAGGAAGTGCTTTCGCGTCTGGGTTATTTCAGCAAGTTCGAGCATCTGGTGCGGGAATTAATGCACAAGGAAATTCTGGAATCTGAAGCGCAGACGCTGACAGAACTGCGTGACCACATTCAGCAACTCAGCGAAAGGCTGGGTAAGGCGGTAGGATTATGAGCAAGTACCCAAGGGTGGGTGGCGTGTCAGCCAAAAGCAAAAACACCTCTGCTAAATGCAAATGCGGTGCAGTGGCGAAGTATAAAACGACCGTGGAGGTGAATGTTTTCCGTGGCGATGACGAAGTTGTTTGGTCTTGTAACGAGCACAAGAAGGACTGTGCGTTTCTGGTCAGTGGGCAAGGAGGTGCAGCTTGACTCTATCGCTTAACAGGCTGAAAGAGTTGCTTTTCTATGACCCTGATACTGGAATATTCACATGGATTTCATCAACAAATAACCGTAGACCGCCAGGAGAAACGGCGGGGTATATAAACAGTCTTGGTTATGTCCAAATTGGCATAGATTGTGGTCACTATAGCGCGCACAGGCTCGCCTGGATGTATGTTCACGGAGAGCTTCCTGAGCTAGATATTGATCACATTAACGGGAACCCATCTGATAATCGACTCGAGAACCTTCGACTTGTCACGCATCAGCAGAACATGTGCAACAGAAAGAAAAGGAATGATAACTCTTCAGGTTATCCCGGGGTTTGCTTTCACAAAACCAATAACAAATGGCATGCGAGCATAAGAGTAAAAGGTAAGCGCATCCACCTTGGGTATTTTAAAACAGCAAAAGAGGCATATGACAAATATGTTGAGGCTTCAAAAAAATATCACTCCCAATACACAAGAGCCCAACCCTTATAGGGCTCAGAAAGAAGCGACCACCACAAGGCCTCTTAAAGAGGCTTTTTTATTGCTGGCTTTCACCTTCAACCGTATTAACCGACAGTTCCGGGAGCATTGATTATGAGAGAGTTTAAGGGTACGCCGGGCGAATGGAAGTACACGATTAGAAACGTGAACGAAATGATGACTACTTTCCATGGCGTGACAATTGGCGACACGTACATTGAAGCAGCAACAAGAAATGAAATAGAGGATGCGCAGCTTATAGCAGCCGCGCCTGATTTGCTGGATGCACTGCAATGCCTGTTCGAAAACTATAAGCAGCTAGCTGATTCAGGCGATGCCGGTAACTGGCGGCTCGAAGATGAACCCGCCGGAAGGAAGGCTCTGCGCGCCATCAACAAAGCCCTCGGTAAGGAGTGACCATGGCCGATATCATCGATACCGCAGCAGAGATTGAAGAGCTTCAGCGTAACGCTGCCCTTTCCGCTCACCGGCTGAACCGCAACGCCGTATCAGCTGAGCGTTGTGAAGAATGCGACGAACCAATTCCCGAGCCGCGGCGCGCTGCCGTTCCCGGCTGCCAGACATGCGCGGAGTGCCAATTTATTTTAGAAAAGAGAAGAAAATTGCAGGGAGGTTGATATGTCTGATTTGAGTCATGAGAGACTGCTGCAACTACTTGAATATGATGAATTAACAGGAGTGTTCATAAGGAAGGTTCGCACAAGCGCGAGTACTAAGAAAGGTGAGCGTGCTGGATTCAATAATGGTGATGGATATCTACGCGTCATGGTTGATGGAAAGAGATATCTCCTTCATCGCTTAGCTTGGTTCTATGTCCATAAACGTTGGCCAAAGAACGTTATTGACCATATCAATGGAGATGGAAGCGATAACAGAATCTCAAATCTGCGTGAGGCAGACCCCGAACAGAACTCCAGAAATTCAAGGCTCAGGGTTGATAATAAATCTGGAGCTAAGGGTGCTAGCTATCACAAGCGAATAGGCATGTGGATTGCCACAGCAAGATTAAACGGCAAACAAGTGCATCTTGGCGCCTTCAAAACAAAAGAAGAAGCCATCTCCGTTTCGAACCAATTTCGAACTGAGAATCACAAAGAATTTTGCAATCTGGGCTCAGCAGAAGACATTAAGAGAAACACACGCATAGCCACAATTGACGGGCTAATCGATGGGTATCTCAAAAAAACAGGCGGCAATTACAAAGGGCTTGGTGCCGCCATCGTCGACTATATCTCCCTTCTCAATAAGCTTGAATGACGCAACTGATAGCCAGTTATGAGCTGGCTATTGGGTGCGAAAACTTAGTGCGATAGAATACCGACATCATAAAGGAGGAATTAGATGAAACTGACACAACAGCAGTGCACCATCCTAACTGGCTACACTGGGGTATTGATCGGGAGTTTTTCTGATTTTCAGCAGGATGCTGAGAAACGTCTGGGCAGAACTTTGCTTACCCATGAAATGGCCTCTGCCGAGGTTATGTCTGAATTGAAAGAACTTTATAAAAAAGATTTCCTCGCTTTAATGCCCGAATAGACCGTTCGCCACATCCCTGCCTCACCTAAATAGAACCCGCCACTGAGCGGGTTTTCTTTTGGGAGTTAATCATGCAATCAAACCCCATGACCTGGCTCATCGCCGCACTTATGGCGCTGGGCGCTCTCATCTCATTTCTTCACGAACCGGAAGGTGTGCAATGGCTGCTTTTAATGTGGGCGCATTAGTCCAGAAGAAGACCGGCGGTATACATGGCGTGGTGGATAGCCAACTGGAACCGGAAGGCGTTCACCCGAAAGCCTGGGTGCGATGGGATGACGGCAATTATTCAGTGCATCCGGAAAACGAATTACGCGCGGCCACACCAGACGGACCGCAGTTTTATAAAACGATGTCATAGGAGCGAACATGAGCGAAATGACCTTAATCGTTCCCAACGACTGGGTAACAGAAGAAAAGCTCGTCGAGATTACCGGCCTTCGCCCGGGCACTATCGAGCGGGCCCGAAAAAAATGCTGGATGGTAGGACGGGAATATCTTCACGTCTCACCGGACGGCGTGCCGAAGAAAAACAGCGAATGCATGTACAACCGAAAGGCTGTCGACCAGTGGGTTGAGAGCATGTCAAAGAAACAGCCGGGTGCGCGCCAATGAAGATCCGTTTATGCTTAGCGGGCTCTTGGACGTCAGGAGGGAATAATGGCTAAGTCAGCATACCCAACAGGCGTGGAAAACCATGGCGGGACGCTCCGCATATGGTTCATCTATAAAGGCAGCCGGGTGCGTGAAAGCCTCGGCGTGCCGGATACACCAAAAAACAGAAAGGTCGCTGGCGAGCTGCGCGCGTCGGTGTGCTTTTCGATTAAGACCGGCAACTTCAACTATGCAGCGCAATTCCCAGACTCGCCTAACCTGAAAAGGTTTGGGGTGGAGAGCAAGGAAATCACCGTGCTGGAGCTGGCGAACAAGTGGCTTGAACTGAAGCGTATGGAGATCAGCACCAACGCGATGTCACGCTATGAATCTATAGCGCGCAACATGGTGCCCAGGATTGGTGGCGACAGGCTGGTATCTGCGGTAACGCAGGAAGATCTGCTGTTTATCAGGAAGGAATTGCTGACCGGTTATCACACGCTGAAAGTCGGGCAGAAAACGCCGGTTAAGGGCCGCTCAGTCAGAACGGTCAACAACTACATGAAGACCATGGGCGGGATGTTTAAGTTTGCCGCTGATAGCGGTTATGTACGGGTGAATCCGTTCACCGGGATCGCCATGCTTAAGCGGTCACGATGTGAGCCTGACCCGCTGACGCGCGATGAGTTTGTCAGGTTGATTAACGCCTGCGCCCACCAGCAACTGAAAAACATGTGGTCTCTTGCCGTCTACACCGGCGTGCGCCACGGAGAACTTGTGTCGCTGGCCTGGGAAGATATCGACCTGAAAGCGGGTAAGATGATGATCCGCCGTAACCACACGTTAACGAAGGAGTTCACCCTTCCGAAAACAGAGGCCGGGACGGACCGTATCATCAACCTCATTCAGCCAGCGATCGACGTGCTGAAGAGCCAGGCCGAGTTAACTCGCCTGGGTAAGCAGTATCAGGTTGAGGTGAAACTGCGCGAGTATGGCCGTACCGATGTGCATCCATGCACGTTCGTGTTCAACCCGCAGATCGCATCACGTAATGGCCGTGCCGGGCATCATTACGCAGTGGGATCGATTAACCAGTCGTGGGAAGCGGCAATGCGACGCGCCGGGATTCGCTATCGCAGAGCATACCAGTCCCGACACACGTATGCATGCTGGTCGTTAGCTGCCGGTGCAAACCCGAACTTCATCGCGAAGCAAATGGGCCACACCGACGCGCAAATGGTTTACCGGGTGTACGGATCCTGGATGGCTGAAAATAACCAGGACCAGGTACTCATACTCAACCAGAAATTGAGTGAGTTTGCCCCATCCATGCCCCACGCCGTGGGATCGGATGGTTATTAA